CTAGACTATCCCTATGTCGAATCTGAAAAGGAAAAGCTGGAGCGCGAAGCGAAAGAAGCCAAGCTCCCTGTTTATTCTCTGGATGAACTCATTGCAATGCACCTTAATCGTAAGTAAAGGAGAATCTTATGTCGCTACCTGATCTCATCATGCTGGACATTGAAACTCTTGACGTGGCTCCGACTGCACAGCTTCTTCAGATTGGCGCTGTGAATATTCTGAAGCCTCATCTGGATTTCAGGATTGAAATCTCTGCTCAATCCCAGCAAGATTACTTTATTACAGTCTCTATGGACACTCTGGATTTCTGGTTAGGACTTCCTGAGGAAGTAAGGCAGCGAGTTCTTTATGGCCGAACTCATGTGCAAGACGCTCTGCGTATGTTTGCTCGCTGGCTCCCTGAGAATGCTAGACTCTTTTGCTATGGAGCTGCCTTTGATTTCCCCATTCTCCACCATCATTATCACATGAATGGTTTGGAGCTTCCTTGGAATTACAGGGATCTTCGCTGCTTCCGTACAATCTATGCGCAGCACAAGGAGCATTTTGCTAAAGCTAAGGCTGAACTGGAGCATGATGCTTTGTCCGATGCTAAGGCCCAAGCTCAAGTCTTTCGTGCAATCTACGAAGCCCATCCCGAAATTGCCTTGTGAGGTGCTCTAATGAATCTTCATCAATTGGCTCAGGCCACAGCTGCTAGACCTCAGAATCATTCGATCCTTATCTATGGTCCTCCCAAATCCGGTAAGACTCGTTTGGTTGGCACTGCTGCAAAGATTCCTGAAATCAAGCGAATTGTTTGGTTCGATTACGAGAATGGGATTGAAACTCTCATCTCTATGGGATTGAGCCAAGCCGAGATGGAAAAGATCCTTGTCATTAAGGTAGCCAATACTCGGGAGAATCCGATTGCTATCGAAACAATGCTCAAGGCTTTCTCTGCCAAAACTCCTGTTCAGATTTGCGAAGCTCACGGCAAAGTAGGCTGCGTTGAATGCTCAAAGGCCCAAATGCCTACTGTTGGCTTCTGCCTCAAGGATCTGACTCATGATGATCTGGTGGTAATGGATTCTGGCTCAGAGCTTGGGGATTCTGCTTTGGCTGCTGCTTGCCGAGGAAAGCCAGTAGATTATAAGCCTACCTTTGATGAGTATGGCTCCGCAGGCAAATGGCTTGGCGACATTATGAGCGTAATTCAGCAAGCAGTTCACACAAACTTTGTGATGCTGACTCATGAGATTGCTTTGGAAGATGCAGATGGCAAGGATAAATTCTTTCCTCTTGTTGGCACCAAGCAATTCTCTTTGAAGGTTGCCAAGTATTTTGGTACTGTCGTGTACACAAATCGTAAGCTTGGCAAACACGTAGCAGGTAGTTCTTCTACGTATCGCCCGGATGTCTTGACAGGCTCGCGGGTGAATGCTAGACTGGAGGACGCTAAAGAGTTGTCCATGGAAGCAATCTTGATTGAAGGAGGTATTCTCAAGCGAGCAAAGTAAACATCAAACCAAACCCTTAAATAGCAGTCTTTGTTGTACTCTTTGTTTTTCTTTTCTTTTCTGTTTGGAGATTTATCATGAGCAAACTCAACACTGTGCTGGACATGGATTCGATTCTGGACATGACGCTGGATAGCGTTAAAGATGTTCCTGATTACGTCAATCCTCCGTCGGGTGCTTACACTCTCTCGATTGAAGATGCGAAGTTCGAGATCAAGAAGAACAAGGAAGGCGAAAAGGTTGGTCGCTTCACTGTGACTTACAAGGTGGAAGAGACTATCGAGCTGGCTTCGGACAAGGAACTGCCGGTGGCCGAAGGCTCTCTCTTTTCGGAATCCTTCACCTACACGGAAGATGGCATTGCTTATCTGAAGAAGCAAGCCAAGAAACTTCTCAATGTGGATTCGGTCGATGGCGTTTCGCTGCGTGATCTGCTGGATTCGCTGAAGGATCTGGCTCCGTTCAATGCCAAGATCGTTACGCAAGAGAAGAATGGCTACATCAATTCTCGCATCACTCCTGTTTACGAAGCCTAAGCCACAAGCCTAAAGCTCAAATCAAAGCCCTTGCACTTTCACACCGAAGGTGTGAGGGCTTTTTTATGCGCTTTCCATAAGGAGACTTTGCATATGTATTGCCCATTGACTTGCCGCATCCCAGTCCCTATCGTCAAGCAGGTCTTGTCTTTCTATAGTCAAGAAGCTAAACCTGAGCTACGATCTATTCACGATCTGCCTTGGAAAGAGGGTCGCAAACTTCCCAAGAAGGAGGTAATGGAAACCCTGAACGCTATTAAAGCTATGCATAAAGCAGGGAAACTTCCAGCGACTACAGAAGAATTGGCTCATTTCTCCAATGTGCATGTAGCGCAATATGGCTCTAGTATGACTTACTTGCGGAAAAAAGAGTACATAAAAGATGTGGACTTGGTTCCCTCTATGAAACGCAGAGGGCGCCAAGTTATTCGTTTCCAAATTACTGATAAGGGGCTTGCCACATGAGAGTCTTGGTAAATTATGATTCAACCGAAAAGAAATTCTTGACTCAGCTTGCGGTGATAGGCAAACGCTATGGCTTGGACTTTGCAGCTACTGCAATGGACTTGACTCCCAGCGAGCTTATTGCCAAGGCTAAGATGGGATCTTGTTCGGCTATCCTTCTGTGCAATGAGCAAACTCTTGCGACTCTTGTGCCAGGCAAAAAGCCTACACTTGATTTGTGGCGTGGCTCAAAGCTCGCCTATGAAATTCCTGTGATTGTATGCAATAAGCTGGAGCATATCAATACAGTTGAGCATGGTGAATGGCTCTTGGGCAAGGACTTGGAAAAGTTCCAAAGCATTCATTTGACTCCGCCTAAGTTCGGCTTCAAAGCCCTTGAATCCCTTGAGGATTTTGCTCCAGCCCTGAAGGTAATTGATAGTTCAATTCTTGTGGCTTATGATGTAGAGACTACTCTGCTGAATGAGCCTAAGGATGAAGAAAATGTGAGCGGAGGTGACTCCCTTATCACTTGTGCTTCTTGGGCTTGTCTGACTCCTAAAGGGACGATCGAAGTCTTTGTTCTTCCTTTGGTAAACCTAGACAATACCGACTATTGGAAGGATGCAATTTCCTACGGAGAAGCAATTCAATTCTTGCGGGAAGCCAATGCCTCTCGTCCTTTTAAGGGGATGCACAATGGTCTTTATGATTGCTATCATTCCATACGTTATCAGGCCGAGCCTAATAATTGGGTACTTGATTCTATGGGGCTGGCTCATTCTCAGTTTTCTGAGCTACCTAAGGACTTGGCTTTTGTAGCTTCCTACAATCTTCCCGATTATCGTCAATGGAAAACCGAATCAGATGAAGCTAAAAGCTCTGGCGATCAGCATCGCTATTGGGGATACAATGCCCTCGATACCTGGTATACCCTTCGAATCCTTATCCAGCAATTACGCAATCTACCTGCATATGCTCGGACGAATTACGCGGACGCATTCAAGCTCGTTTATCCTTCGCTCTATTGCGGCTTCGAAGGAATCAAGGTTGACAATGAAAAGCGCCTCAAGCTGAAAGCTGAGCAAGAAGCAATCCTTGAGCAGGCTCGTCGCAATCTTCAGATAGCTTTTGCAAATCCCAATTTCAATCCTGGTTCGTGGCAGCAAAAGCAATTCTACCTGTATGAAATTCTTGGAGCCAAGAATCCAAAGCTGGGCAAGAGTTCTTCTGGAACCGATGAAAAGAATCTCAAAGCCGTGGCTGAGCAGCATCCAATGCTTGCTTTGATTGTCGAGTGGATCTTGGATTATATGGGAGCCCAAAAAGCTGTAGGAACGTACTTCACTTTCCGACAGCTCAATGAGCGATTGCTTTATTCCATTGATCCGTTCGGAACTGAAACCTCGCGGATGGCTTGTAAGGCTTCCTCTTTCTGGGTAGGAACGCAGGCGCAGAATATTCCAGGCTATGCCAAATCCATGTTGGTTGCGGACGAAGGCTATGAGATGGCGGAGTTTGACAATTCGCAATCCGAAGCTCGATGCACTGCTTACTTGTCTCAGGAAGAAGCTCTCATTGCAGCCCTTGAAGATGCGGTCAAGGATTTCTACAAGACTCTGGCTACGCTCTTCTTTGATATTCCTTACGAAGAAGTCACTGACTTTTTCCGCAATAAGGTACTCAAGAAGATTGTGCATGGCACTAATTATATGATGGGGGCCGGAACCTTCATTGAGAATATTGGTGCTAAGATTCTGTTTGAAGCTGCGCATAAGCTCGGCATTAGCATTGTGGAAATCCCTCGGAAGAATAAAGCATATGAACTTACTCTTCGTCAGTTTGCTGCTATGCTTCTCGAACGTTACCATGTTCCTTTCCCGCGTGTACGCGAATGGTATGGTGAAATCCGAAATGAGGTAGCCACTACTCGTATGCTTCGTTCTCCTTATGGCACTACCCGTTACTTCTTTGGTGATATCACAAAAAATCATAAGACTTTCCGAAGCGCGGTTGCTCATGCTCCACAACACCTTTCCGTCAAAGTGCTTAATCGTGGATTCTGGCGTTGCTACAAAGAGTTAGTTCTTCCAAGCAAAGGCAAATTCCGTCTGAAGGCTCAGGTGCATGACTCTGTGCTGAGTGCTTGGCCTAAAGACGAGCGCCATATTTGGCATCCACGTATGCAAGAGTGCTTGAACAATCCGATTGTAGTCCATGGGCGGACCTTGCGTATTCCTATTGATTCCAAGGTCGGTCAATCTTGGGCCGAGAAAGAAATGGAGAAGATCAAATGCGATATGCACTTGAAACAGCTGGCATCCTGATAATCATTCTTAGCCTTTGGGCATTGGCCTCTGCCATATGAGTGATTATTTCGAAGCCTATTTTTCCTACGCTGGCGTAGGCGAAAGCGAGGCTCCCTCGATATTTCACCGATGGGCATCTATTTCTATTGTTGGCGCTTTACTAGCTAGACGGATCTGGATGCCTTTCGGTCATTCGAGCATCTATCCCAATCAGTATATAATGTTCATGGGATCAGCTGGGACTCGCAAATCAACCGCAATTAATATTGGAGCAAAGCTCCTTAAAGGAACAGGCTACTCAAAGTTTGCAGCGGATCGCGTATCAAAAGAAAAGTTCCTTATGATGATGTCCTCTATTGATGAGGCAGATTTGGATGATCCTGAAGCTCTTCTTGAACTGACTGTAGATGAGCCAGCAGAAAGCTATATTGTTGCCGAAGAATTTACTGACTTCACTGGCATGAACAATATGGAATTCTACACAATGCTGACTAAGCTATGGGATTGTCCAAGTGAGTACCTGCATCCGAAGATTCATGGTAAGGATGTGGAAGTCAATAAGCCTACCGTAAGTATCTTGTCGGGAAATACAGCTCAAGGATTCTCCTTAGCTTTCCCAGCAGAGGCTCTCGGCAATGGCTTTCTTAGTCGAGTGATTCTTGTATATGGCGAAACCACAGGCAGAAAGATCACATTTCCCAAACCCATTGAAGCCCATAAGCGAGATCGACTTGTTGAGCATCTCAAGGAAATCAAAAAGCTGTCTGGTTCGTGTGAGCTTACGGAGGAAGCTAAGGCAATTTGCGATCGGATTTACAAAGAGTATATACCTCTTGACGATCATCGTTTTGTGGGTTATGCTAATCGTAGGTTTACTCACCTTCTTAAACTTGCTATGGTCTTGGCCGCTACTAGGCTCAGTACCACAATAACTCATGAGGATATAGTCCGGGCAAATACTTTGCTCTATGTGACTGAGCTTAAGATGCCTAGAGCCTTGGGGGAATTCGGCAAGTCTAAGTATTCTGATGTGGCTTCCTCGATCATTGATATTCTCCATACAGCTAAACGCCCTGTGACTGTCAATGAACTGTGGAAGAAAACACAAAAGGATTTCAATAAGCTGGCTGAGTTCCACGATGTGCTCAAGAATCTTCAGCAAGCAGAGAAGATTCAAACCATGAAGATGGGAAATATTGTAGGGTTCGTTCCTTGCACAAAGCCTGCACAGGAATGGAAAGAAGATTTGCTTCAACTAGATTGGCTGACCTTGGAGGAATTAGAATGACACCGAAAGACATTAATGAAACGATTTATGAGCTCATTGAGCTTAAAGACGAGCGGCCTGATTGGTGGATCAAAAGACAAGCTCGCTATTTGGCTAAGCGTCTGGAGGAGCTTCCTGTGGGACAATCCATTCTTGTTTCACATGCAAGTGCTCTAGCCCTAGAGGAAGATGATATTAAAGAGGTGATTGGTCAATTCCCTGAAGGGACCTTTAAAGTCTTTGCCCGTTTCGGCGGGTGTGAAATTCTCAAACAAAAAGCAAAGAAGGAATCTTAACCATGGCTGGATCAGACGCAAAGAATCATATTGTCGCTCCTCAATACACTGAGGTTGAAGTAGGTGCTCCTAGGCCAGGGCATCCAGATTTCATGCACAGCTCAGAGC